GTTTTAATTCATCTGATAAGAAATCAGCTACTAAATAACTACTTGTTAAATCTTTTATAGAATAGTACTTACCTCCACCGGCTACTAAATTACCTGAAGACGGAGGAACTTGTTGATTGTCACCCTCATAAAATATATCAAAATAAAACAAAGGCATGTTTACTGTTTGTTGTATTAAGTCAAATATAGATTGATATTTAACTGAAGGTTCTATTTGGACTATAGCTTGAGGGTCAACGGTTATTGTCTCATCTTCTATAGATTCGTCATCACCTTCAACTAACTCTTCTAATTCTTCTAATTCATCCGGGTCCATATTAATCCTCGCTGTTTTGACTATTATTAGGGCTTAATTCATAGAATAGCACTTCGTTTGCTAATTGGGGATAATTGGTATCGTTTCCTTGGTTTATTAAATCATTCCAAATCTGTTTCATTATCTCTCTAGCGTCTACTTTTTGTTGTCCAGTACCAGTAAGTAATCTTGCTTTATACTTTGGTCTTCCAACAGCTAATGATAATTCACCATATTCAAAAGTTCCACCTTTAGTTAAAACATCTAGTAAGTCGTCTCTGTAGTCTAAGTACTGTCCTAGGTACTTCCACTCAGGACTATTTCTTAACTGTGTATTGTCTTCCCAACTTCTGAGTTCACTCATAGTTGCTTTAATACTTACAGATTGTGGTTTACCTTGGAAGTTAAACAAATCAATCCCACCATAATCTTCTTCTATTTCTAATTTTAATTCACTGAATCTTCTATTTTGTTCTTTGTTTGATAAGCCTTCACTTCTAATATCTGCTTTACCCTTTTCATACTCAAAGATAGCTTGACTGTGACGCATAAAAGTACCTTGTTGATTAGATGTTAAGTTAACACTTATTGTTTGAAAATAAGCAGGATAGTATAACTCATCTTCTACTTTGTCAGGATTTGTATAGTATGCAGTATTAGGGTGCGATAATAACAAATCTTGATTTTCCGGTTGTTGCCAATAGAAAAAAGCGTTTTCTTTAATAGGTTGTTTACCAACTGTATAAGCTCCAGGTTGTTTTAAAGGTATTGGGTTAATACCAAATTTAGTTATAAAGTCTTGTTGTGTTTGAAAATGGTCATACCCATTAGTAATCAATATCTCCTGGTATTTATTAATAAGTGTTTGTGTGGCCCACCAGGTACCATCTTTATCTTCTATTTCTATTCTTGGTTGTATAGCTGTAGGCAACGAGAACTGAGCTGCACCTCTAAATATAAACAATCTTCTTGCTTGGTCTGATGATTTTTGCAACCACTCTTGTACAGAATCCGGGTCTTCCTGGTTAACAAGTCCTGCTAATACATAACCTGTGTATAAATCCATTTGTGTCGCACCAAATGTTCTTTGTACATCTGCATCGGGAGAACCTTCCCAAGTTAAAAACTTTTTAACCCATGCAGGTTGATTATCTTTAACTATTCTTCCTGACTTTGCAAACTCTCCTAAGAAAAATGTTCTAACACCTTTGGATGAACCTATTGCATTAAGAATTATTCTCATTGGTACTGTAACTACTGGTCCAAATCCAGGAGCAAAACCATTCTGTGCAACAAGGTTTAGGCCTGCAGCATACGCAGGAGCTGTAGCTCTAACACCTTGTTCCTGTAAGTCTTGGCCAAACACTGCTGTTTGATATGGAGATTGCACAAATTCAGGTAACGCATCTTTTATACCTGTTTCATTAATAAGTTTTCTTGCTAACGGTAGTGTTCCTAAACTTAAAACATTAAAGACATCAACATAGTTAAACATTAGTTTTCCTGTTTGTGGGTCTTTACTTAAGAATCCGTTTTCTTCATCCCAAGGTTTAGCTTCTGTACCATTGTCAACTGCTATTCTTGCTCTGTTAAACTTCTGTGGGTTATCTACAATTAAATTACCCCAGGTCTTAGCTACCTCAGCCCATATTTCAGGAAATGGTATGTACTTAGAAAACAAATCAGAAGCAACATGTCGTTGTGATGTAGAGTAAAACAATGACAAAACTTCATTCATTGCTGCAGACTTTAATAATTTATTAGCTTGTTCCAAACTTGTTACTGTAAGTTCTAATGAAGGTTCTTTAGCTGCTTCTACTAATTCATCCCATAATTTATTACCGTCAATCCATACTTCTGATTCTTTTAAAAACTTTCTTTTGGTAGGTTCATCCATAAACTTAATAAGGTCTTTAGCATTGTCATAAAATGCATACCTAAACAATGGGTCTCTGTTTAAATAGTTAGATGGTTTTGTTATTAATAAACCATAACCTTGTTCTAGTAAACCTCCACCAACTTCCCACCATTGATTGTCAACAAAACTTTCTTGATAACCAGCAGCTTTTATTTCACCACCTGAAATCATTGTTCCTGTTTCAGATACTCTGTTTTTTAAATCAAATTTTCTTGGCAATCTTTGTGGGCCTAAATCAGCTACATCAAATTCATCTTTAAACAACTCTATAAACTCTTTGTAAAATTTTTCGTTACCTTTTCCTCGTAATTGTCCTGCAAATGTTTGTATGTGTTGATTGTATCTTATCCAATCCCTACTACCTATAACACCACCTTGTTTAATAAATTTATATATTTTAGTATTTGTACCTACAGTCATATCTACTTCAAATTGTGGATAAACTTTTCTACCTTTTCTGTAAAAAATTCTATCTGTTTGTGAAGCGTCTAATGGAAATCCTGTTAATGGGTCTCTTATTTCTGTAGTTGGGTTACCTATTGCTTTCCCTACTCGATACTCTAGTGATTGCAAATACTGTCTAAGTTCTACATCGTCTGTAAGCATTAATTTATCTTCAGGATTAAAACTTCTTTTTACAAATTCTTCTAAGTTTGCCTTACCTGTAGAATTTTTTCTTAAATAAACCATCATGTCATCAATACCTTTATTAATAAGAGGTACAACAATAGGGTCACTAGCTAATAACGATAACTCTTCCCAAAGTCCTTCCCATGCTCTAGGGTTTATTCTTCCATCAGACATTCTTTTGTCTACCATGATATAAGCATTTTCTGCTAAATCTTTTCTACCTTCCATCATTCCTCTTACAACTGCAGCTTCTCCCATAGAAGCCTTGTAAGTTTCATCTGTAGAAAACATTCCTCCACCTGGCATACCTTGTGCAGCACCTTTTACTTCATCTACTTTTATACCTAAAGCATCAAAGTTAGATTTAAAATGTTTTTCCATAACTTGTTTAGATAAAACAGAATCTAAATCAATATCTCCTGCAGCTCGTCCTGGTTTAGCTCTGTATAAATACATAAAGCCATCATCATTAACAAGATTTGTATATCCACTTTTTTCTGCTAGTTCTTTGTTAGCAATATAAATAGATTCTTGAAACGCATTGGCTCCCATGTGTACAGCATTTACAACTGCATTATCACCTTTTAGGCCTATAGAGACATCAAGTAAAAAATTACCTTCATCATCAAAATATGTACCTAACACATGGTCTTGTTTTGATAATAAAGCTACTGTCTCATCAGTCATAAAAATATTATCTATCTGTGCATCTACATAATCTGCAGTAGACATTCCTGCTTTTTTAGCAGCAGCATCCATTTCTCCTCGTGTTCCTAAACTAAATTCAAACTCTTTATAAGCAGACACGAAAGCATCAGCCTCAGAAGGACTTCTTGTTTGAAGGTCTAAATACCTAACAGCATCTAAATCTATATTAAATCCTTGACCCTCTACAAATGCTGCACCCATAGACTCATAAGTTTTTCCATCATTCCCAGTAATATTACCTTTAGCTTTTGCGTTTATTTTTCTAGTTTTAACCTTAAATGCTTTTTCTGTTAGTTCTGCAAATCTAATATCTCTCAAATCAAAACCATTCACAGCAGCATTAATTAAATAATCAGACACAACTCCTTCTGTGTTCGTTTCTAATAAGTTAGATTTAATTAACTTTTCTACTTTGTCATACTTAATAGATTTAAAATCATCAATACTTTGTTCATCTATCATGTTTTTTAGAAATGTAACATCATCAGGACTCATTCTTGTTGACATAACAATTTCTCCTAGATTGTTGTAGGCCTGGAAGACCTCATCTTCTCTAACTTTAGGCCCCATGAACCCTAGTTGTTTATTAGAATTTAAAGCAGCTCTTTCAAAAGGTGTAGTTATAAAGTTTGTTTTACCACCGAATGCAGCTCTTACACCTTCTTCAGGTGCAATTCTTAACATCAGTGCAAGTCTTAACATCCATAAAGGTTTAAGTATATTGTTTTGTGCTTCATCAAGAAAATTATCAATAGGCCCTTTTGGTTTAAGTTGTAGTTTATTATTTTTTGTATTTTGCATTAAAGCTCTTCTAGGTATTTTAAAAGCATCAGTCCAGTTAAGAGTTGCTATGTCTCTTGGTTTTTTAGCCCATGCTCTAAGTAATGAATCACTAGGACCAATTAATGTTGAGGTAGCCTTAGTTGCTCTTACAATATCTTGTGGGTCCCATAACTGTGCAGAAAAGTTATCTGCAGCTTGTGACAATAAATGCATACTTGGAACAGCCTCTAAAATTGTTTGTCTTATATTTTTTTCATCTACTTCTATACCAAGTTTTTTAGCTCGTAGTTCTATATCTTTTACAAGTTTTGTATATCTAACTTTTGTTTGTGTCCCAGGAAAAGCAATAGAGCCACCATTAGAACTAGAAAAGAATTGTCTAAGTTGTTCTATCCCTGCATTGTAAGCTGTTTGTTGATTTACAAAATCTTCTACATCTATTTGCAGTTGTGGATTTCTTCTCCTGACACTTTCTGCAATAGATAAATTTACTGAGTGTGTAATTTCATTTAGTTGTTGTTGAGAAGTAGCACCTAATATTTCTTCTTGATATAGGCCTCTAGTTCTTGCATCTGAAAAAGAAAGTTTTAACATGTCATCAGCATTTTTAGCAGCTTCGTCAAGGTTCATAATTGTCATTGTTGTTGTAGGTCGTATATCAATTGCTCTTTTAAGTTGCTTAGGTAGTGATTGTCTAATTTGAGAACCTACTCCTAACAATCCTTTAGCTGGATTATTTCTAGCAAAAAACATACCTGCAAATTTTCTCATTGGTGCTAAGTCTTGTTGTTTACCGGTTATAACTTTTCCAACAAAATTAAAAAACTCTCCTGTAGCAGTAGGTTTAGCTGGTATAGTATCAAGTCCAAAATTAAGATTACTAATAGAAAGTTCTCTAATTCTGTCTAACTCTACTTTTTTACCAGGAGAAACATATTTTTTAATCATCGCAAACATGTTGTCAAATTGTTGTCCTGTAAGTTCTCCACCTTTAGCTACTACATCTAGTACATTCCATACATCATCTGCATCATCAACATGTATTAATACTTCTCTAACAGATGCAGGTAATTTAGAAAACTCAGGAATGTCTGCTAAGAAAGCTCTACCCTCATTACCTTTGAGTTGTGCAATAGCTTCTCCAAATTTTTGTCCCCATCGTGTAGCTCGTACATCATCTATTGTTCTACCGTAATATAAAGCACGATTGTACTTACCAGTTTTACCCGGTAAAAAACCTTTCATAAATGAAGTTACTTTGTCTGTGGCTTTTAACGCTGTTCTATTTGAACTAGCTAAGGTTCTCATTGCAGTTTTTACACCAGCTCCATACATTAACCCTAAGTTAAGTGGGTCTGCAGCTATTCTAAAAACTCCATCAATAACACCTGACACAACATTGTATCCTGTGGTTCCTGGTTCAACTATCTGTGATGCAGCTATACGACCAGGAGATATGTTTATTTTTTTACCTGTTTTAGTTGTGTATTTAAATCTATCTTCTCTAGCATCAAACAATTGTGTTATAGGAACTCCATACACTTCTGATGCTTTTTGTTGTGCAGTTCTTGAATCAGTACCTTTTCTTATTTCATCTAAGTAAGTTTGTGTTTGTTTTAAATCTACTGAGTTAGGTAAGAATCCTGAACCTAAGTTAAGTGGTTTACCTTGTCTACTTTGTTCTAATGCTAATTTAAATTCTGTATCTCCATATTTAGATTTAGCTCTATCAAATGCAGCACCCGTACCTGGGCCTACCATAGAATCTAAGAATCCTGATGTAGAAGTTCCAGGAGTAAAAGCACTGTATAGTCCACCTAATGTAGCAGCACCAACTGTAGATGGTACAGATTGTCCAGTCTCTTGTGCAGCAACTACTGCAGATTTAAAACCTCTTGATACTGGTTGGAATGCAGCGTCTAATGCTAACAAGCCCATTTGAAATTTTCTTTTGCCCCAACTTACATCAGTAATTAAATCTTGAGAATTTTGTTTAGCCATAATTGATTGCACTCTGTTAGCTAAATCTAAAGATAATTGGTCTCCTGGTTGCAATCCTTCTAGTGCAGCTATTGCAGCCAACTCTTTATCGTAGTTAGGATAAGAAATCATAAAGTTAGCTATTGTATCTGCTAACTCAGGTGTTGATTCTTTAAAACCTTTATTAAAACTATTTACTCTGTTAAGAGTCTCTTCAGCATATTGTTGACTTAAATCTGAAGCAGAAAACCTGAGACCATAACTACGCATTATCTTTGTATGGACTATCTGCTAAACGGAATCTGTTCATAGTGTTTTCTACAATAGGAGCCTTCATTCCTTGTTTTTGTATTTCTGCTAATATCGGATGATTGTATTTCTTCATAACGCCAGTAACCCAACTATCTAAATCTGTAGTAGGTCTATTTTTAAGAGGACCATCACCGGCTCCTTGTGTTATGCCAGTAGTGTTAGCTTCATTTTGAAATTTAGTTCCTTCTCGTAAAGTTATAGGCCTACCAACTGCTCTTTGTATAGATTGTGTTACTTCGGCATTTTCTCCTGTAGCAGAAGTACCTGATAAACCTGCAGCTAAATTATTAACTTCTGCTGAAGAACCAGTAGAGTCACCTTCTTTTCTAGGTATATATAAATCTTGAAAAGCTGGGTCTCTCATGTCTGTTGATTCTTTTGCCATTTTTTCTGATGCTGATTTTCGTACCATATTAATTATCCTCTTCCTCTAAAAAATCATGTAGGTTATTTAAAAAGTCCATCATTTCTTCGTTATTAGAATCTTCGTTTTCTAATGTAAAGTCAACTCGTAAAAAAACTCCTGGTATTGGTGAAGGAATCCAGTATTGCATAACTGGAGGAGTGAACTCTTGTAGCTCTGCATCTTCTATTTCTAGTTCTCTATCAAAATTAAATTGCCAGTCTTCAGCATTAATCATGTTATAAAACTCAGAATTAGTTTTTGCCATTGGGTCGTAATCTTTAGCCACCTGTTTGTCCTCCTTGAGCTTGTGCTTGTGCTAATACTTGAGCGAGGCCTGGAGGAGGTCCACCTTGTGGGCCTGCTTGTGGGCCTGCTTGTGGTGGCCCAGCTAATAATGCTTCTTCCTCTTCTGTAGGTTCTTCTCCCTCTGCAGTATAAAACTTGTCTAATATATCTGACATGTTCTGTGGGTTCTTACGAATCTCAATAGCAGCCATTGTTGCTTTAGGATTACCTTGTGCAGCTTGGGCCATAAGAGATTCAAACAATACAGTTTCAGCTCGTTCTTTATTTACACGCTGTTGTATTTTTGTTATGTCTTCTAGGCCATCCATGTTTTCTTGTAATGTCTGTGTATCGATGATGCCCTGTTGTTTTAATTGCAGCCCTGTAATTATTTTTTGTGGCTCATCAAATCCTGCCATTACTCCATAGACTCTTCTTGTTTGATACATTTCAGAAATGTCTGAACTAGGAATATAAGTCTCTTTAAAAGCTGTACCTCTATGCATACCTGCTATAGGTTTTCTCTTACTGGAAAACATTTCCTCATCATACTCAAGTCGTTTAGCATCTACTTCTTGTAATGCTTCAGCAAGTATTCCTTGATACTCACGAACATGCAATGATGCAGATTGGCCTAACTCTTCTAATCCTCTACCAGTAACGAAACTGTTAGGAGATTGTCCATCATCAGATACCGGATATGAGGCACCAAGTCTTAAGTGTCTTTCAAGTCTATCTACTTGTTGAAATAATTGATATGGTAGATTATTGACTGGCTTAGACACAGAAGACCCTGGAGCCATATAGTTTACAGCAAATCTTCCTTTACGGTATTTACCTGATTCTATTTCTCCAACAATGTTTGTCTCTGTAAACACTGCGTCCTCCATTGCAATAGTACCAAGAATATTTATTTTTGCCATGTTTGCCATAAGTCCCGTTATATGTTGGAACTGGCTTTGCATTTGGTCAAACGAATATCGTTTAGCTACTACAAAACATGGGCCTGACTTTAATGGGTTTGGCATAAAGTCTATTGTTTTTTTATTTTCAGGCAAGAATACATAAGTACCTTCACTGTCCATATACTCTACAACGACTTTACCACTACCAGTAGAGTTGGCCCATCCACCTTGTGTGTTTGATGCATTTAATAAAACAGAATAAGTATCTATTCCATCGCCATCTTTGTCAGCTTGTTCAAAAATATATTTTTTTGCTTTAGGATATTGTTTCGCAAGCATCTCATGTGGTACTCGAGAAATAATAGCCATTTCTTGTGGTTGTTGGTCATTACCAAATATTCCAGGGAAACAAGTAAACGGGTCTCTTAGTTGTGCATACGGATAAGGATTACCGTCTTTGTCTTTTTTATGATTAATAACCCACACAATAAAACCATAGCCTGGTAACCATCTACCAACTTGTGGTAACTGCATGTTAAGTTTTTGAAACTTATCATAAGAAGTTACAATTCGTTCTATCTTTTCAGATTTTTTTCTAGCTCTCTCTGAATCTTTTTCATTCATTATATCTACTTTTAAATCAGGAGTTCTACCTAATTTTTGAGCAAATCGTTCTAAGGCTGTTAAGAATAAGTTAGGTGCTGGTAACTCGTGATACTCTACATCTACTGATTTACCAAGTAAAGCTCTTACTGCAGCTTCACCACCATTCATGATGTCTCTTATTCTTGACCTATCTACTAAAGCGTCATTATTTATACTTCGTAAATAATCTATCCTGTTGTAAATTTCATCGTTATTTAAAGGCATTTATCTCCAATTATCTAAATCCATACTACTAGGATTATATCCAGTAAAGCTAGGATTATAATCATGTCCTACTTCTGCAAATCTTTCTTTTTGCATTCTTCTTATGGCCCTCATTGGAAACCAACTAGCCATAACTATATCAGTCTTTGTACCTACAGATTTGCTTCTAGTTCTTGCAGAACTGAAATACACTAACTGACTTGTATATAAGTTTACCTTTTCTTGAGCCTCATAGCTAAGATATGGCAAAGAAATATTTTCTTCTTGAAATAATGGTCTCATAGCTGTAACACCAAATATAGGGTCAAATTTTTGATTCCTAGTTTCATGTCCTTCTAGGAAAACACCATGTTCAGATGAAAACTTTCTAATAGACTCATCTTGTCGTATTGCTTTTTGAAATCCGTTTTCTTCTATTACCCAGTGGCTACATGTGTATTTAGCCCACCAGTCTTTAATAACTTTAAGTGCTTCAGGAATACCACCACCTAGATTGTTATGTAAATCAATTAAATATAGTTTTCCACTCTCGGCATCGTAACCCCATAAGACTGCAGCTTGGTATCCAGTTGATGCTGGGTCAAGCCCTGCAATTAATCTAACTCCTGGTGGTACCTGCCCAATATCTCTTTTTTGGTCTCTACATGCTTCTATCTCTTCACGACTAAATAAACTTAGTCCATCAGGCATAGCTACATTAAGATATACCATTTCAAATATTGCTCTACCACCTGTAGTCTCTGCAGCTCGTTTTCTATCCATAAGCCACTTGTAAGTTCTTTTACCAGTCCATAACATACATTCCTGATGTTCGTCATCTGACCAGTCCGGTAAAGTACATCCTGTATCATGTGCTTCTTCTACTACTGTTGACCAGGATTCGTTGTCTAAAAGATGTGAATATAAATCGTCATAGTGTTGCCTGGAGCCAATAACAATTATTGCTGTATGCTCTTCTTTACGACTTGACAATGTAGTTGTCCACCAGTTTCTAGTGTTTTCTCGTGAAGCAGGTTGCATAGTTGAACCATGGTCCTCGAGGTCGTCTGCAATAATGATGTCACAGTCTCTTGAAAGTATCTTGCCACCTCGGCCAATTCCGACCATGGTAGGTGACTTAATCCCAGTAACAGTACGAGTACCCACAGTAAACCCATTCTGCGACCACGCTTTTCCAGTTCGTGATGTTGGCTTAAAAGTTTTTCCAGGAGGACAGAGTTCTTCAATTAATTTCTCATTGTTTTCTAGTTGGTCTATTACAGAAGAAATAGCATTCTTAGATATCTCTTCATTACCTCCTACCCACAATATTCTAACATTAGGGTTATTGATGATGAGCCACACTGCAAAATGAATTAGTAGGTCTGTCTTGCCATGTCGTGGAGGAGATAGTATCATCTGTTGATTTCCGTGTTCTATAGCATGTAAGATAGATTCAATCCATCGTATATGAAACTCCGGTGTTTCGTAAGGTAAACCTAATTCTGTTTCGAAGTATCTATCTCTAAATTGTTTAAAATCTCTTAGGGACATTTCAGCTTTAGCAGGTAGTGTCCAGTTTTCTGCTTTGGATTTATTTTCCATATCTTCTACCCAAGCAGCGTAAGCATAACTTAGTGCAGCTTTACTACATCCTAGAAGTTCTGCTGCATCTTTCTTTTCCATATCACCTTTAAGGATGATTGGGCCTAATTCTTTGTCTATTAACTGTTCATACACTTTACCTCTACGCTTTTGTACATTAGGTTGAGCTACGGGTTTACCGTCATGCTCTAGTTCATATACAGCACCGTTTTTTCGTGCATGGTATACAGCGTTGTGATAACTCTTAGAACATTTTTCTGAACAGAATTTCTTTTTAGGAGGTCGAAGAATATTATGACATCCTTTAGCGAAACATACTTTGGCCATTACCAGGCCCTACATGACCAGTACCTAGCTGTTGTTTTATCTGTAGCCGTATCACACTTGTGTCTAGCTCTAAATGACTTCCTAGCTTCCGGATTGTTTTTTCTAATTTTCATGTTGGGGTCACCAAACATTACTTTGACAACCTTTCCACCTTTACCTGTTACATAGACTTTAGATTTTTTTCTACCATAACCAGGTTCACCTTTACCTATAGAGGATGGTGAGTTTAACTTAACTGATTTACCTTGGTATGTTGCCATTATTTTCTTTTAGTTTTATACAAACGCTTACTATTTTTAGTATGTTTTTTACCTGAATGGATTTGTCCATTAGGCATTTTATGGTGTGCGCCTTTATACTCTTGACCGTTTGCTTTAAATACTTTCATTTTTTCTTTTTAGGAAAACCTTTTTTCATATTGGCATACGCTTTAGGTGAGATAGTAGATTTTTTCTTTGACCTACTTGTACCTGCTTTTTTTCTTTTGTTCATATTGTAATACAAACCTTTTTTAGCTGGCATTAGTACATGCCTTTTTTACTCTTCTTCTTGGAACTGGACTTTTTTTTCTTCATGGTTTTCTTGTACATCATATCTCCTATGTTTTTTATTATACTCTGTACAACCTAGGTTAGCACATAACTTATAAGTCTTAAAGAACTTGAGACCCTTATTACAAATTTTACAATCTTTAATAATCATATTCGGTCACTATAACACAAAACCCGGTTCGGGGCCGGGCTGTGTGCAATACAAAGGGAAACTATGAATGTTAAAATCATTTGTTTCTTATAACCAATATACAACAGTTTTGATTTAAGTGGGTAAAAAAAAATTATTTTTTATGGTAGGAAGTCGGTTGCCCGACTCCTTACCAATGCACAATAGAAAGGGCTTTCATGTGAATGAAAAACCACTATATCTAGTATACCTTACTTAAAAACAAGTACAATAAGATAGGGATTTTTTCTGCCTGTCCTCCTGGTGGATTAAATCCCCACATAACTTTAATGTGTGCTATAGTGAAGTTACACAAGCATGATAGACTCCCGACATTTAAAAGAATCTATCAGACTAAACATCAAGTAAGTGGACTTGTCGGCCCATGGTAACTAGCGTTAAAGGCTATTACTTCATATATTTACATAAGTCATAAAAAGATTTGTTATCGGTTTGGGAGGGATGACACAGGGTAAGTTGTGTTCTATTACAAGTAAACACTTAAATCAGTAACAAAGGTACCTTGTTTAAACACAGTCTAATTAGGCCTAGTTAACAGCATATTTCTAGTGGATACACACATATATTAGTGTACACCTCACATTAAACCCCACCCCTTTATTGTTGGTTTATTGGCAGTTTTTACCAATGTATTTCTCTTCAGACTGTACACATTATGCACCCAACTGCACCTTGTTTAATCAATTCTATATGTGACCTTAACCAGTAAATTAAACACATACCCCCGGATGTTAATACAACCAACCATCTCTCTACTCTCCTCCTCGTCTCCTTCTCCTCGGCTTACCTTCTTCCAGGCTTAAGGTGCTTGTGAAACATTTCACTAACTAAAAGTCTTAGGCCTTTTTGGTGTGCAAATCATCAAAGTTTTTTTGCTCCTAAATTGCTA